CTGATAATCGTGAAGTTGTTAAAGCGCTTGAAACTGCGTTCGCTGAACAGAGTGACGACAACGACAATATTGTTCGTTCTGTACGAGAAGGAACTGAAACAACTAAAGACGTTGCTAAAACATTGGCTGATTGGTTGAAGTGGTCGAAAGATCGTGCATTCCGTGAAGATCACAAAGCTGTTACGGAAGAATCAATTAGCCCTCCAACTACACCACGCTCTCGCAGGGTAAATAGTGATGCTGCGGATGATGTTGATGATTCAAATGATTTCGAAGACGCGACTGATCGCAACGGTCGGAGAACTCGTCGCCGTAGGAAAACTCGCGGTAGACCTCGCTCTCGCCTCCGTGCGCGAGTCAGAAGTTTCGGACGAAGTAAGTTAGGAAAAATTGCAGGACTCGCGGTATTAGCTGGCGCAGGTTTGGGATTTTCATCTTGGTTGAAAGATGATACCAGTGAGAATCTTGAAAAAGATTCCGATGAAGCGCCTGAAGTTTCTGAAACTGAAAACGTTAATGCTCCACAAGAGGCAAAAGAAACTGGAAGTGAAACCCCACGCGTTGCAAATACTGTTCCTCTAACTCCCGAACAGCAACAAGCAAAAGAAGAATCGCAAGCCAAACAGGATGCTGCTTGGGATGTGGGAACAACTGGTGCTCTGTTGCTTGGTGGTGCGAAACGTATTCCGTTTGTTGGTGCTGCTGTTTCTGCTGCTGATGGAATATATCAGGCTAAGAAAATAAACGACGATGACACGTTAACGCCGGAAGAGAAAAAGAAAGCGCAAGTTACGAACGGTGTAACTACTGCGGGATCTGCAACTGGTGCAACTGTTGGTGCGTGGGCTGGTGGCATTCTCGGTAGTATTGTTCCTGGGGCTGGTACTGCAATCGGTGCGACTCTAGGCGGTTTGCTTGGCGGTTATCTTGGTGACAAAATAGGTGAATTTGTTGCAGAGAAAATCACTAACGAAACTGATAGCGCTGTCGAAGAAGATCGCAAACGTCGTGAGCAAGAAGATGCTAAAGCGGCATTGATTGATAACCCTGTTGCGTCAAAATATTCTGCGCCGATCTTTATGCCTCTCGCACTTGGCGGTGCTAGTCCAACGGGTGCTGCTGCGGGATTCAATTATGGTTGGGGCGGTGGCGGCCCTGCTCGTTATCCTGGCCAAACTTCTCAACGTGCTAACGATATCGCGAAGAAAGTTTTAAGTAGCGAAAAAATTGGCGGCGTGTCTGAACAGTTTGAATCTGGTGGTCGCGGCGTAGGAACTGTAAGTAGCGGCGCAGGTGATTACGGTGGCGTGAGTTACGGTAAACATCAACTTGCTTCTGCAAACGGAAGTATGGCGCAATTTCTTGCATCGCCTGAAGCGAAAAATCTTTCTGCTGATTTTAATGGATTGACCCCAGGCACTGCGCAATTCAACGAGCGTTACAGAGAAGTCGCTGGCACTCGCACAAAAGAAATGGAAGACGCGCAATATCAATATCTGGTTCGTACACACTACGCGCCAACTGCGGAGAAACTTGAAAAGAATCTCGGCATTGATATGGATAAGAAAGGCCGTGCATTTAAAGAAATGGTTTACTCCACTTCTATGCAGTACGGCGGTAATGCTGCTTCGAAAATCCAACGTGCGCTTAATGGGAAAGACATTAACAGCATGACGGAAGAAGAAATGATTGATGCCGTTCAGAAAGATAAGTATGCGAACGTGCAAAATGATTTCCGTAGCAGTAGCCCACAAGTACAGCAAGGCGTTGCTGCGCGTACTCTGAAGGAAATGGAAGTTCTGCGTGAAGTTGCGAAGAACAACAAGGAACCGGAAACAAAACCTGTTGAGCAATCTCAGCCAAATGTTCCGCTCAATAACAGCGAAATGCTGGCAGTTAAAACTGAAGGGAAAGAAACAGAATATGTTATTCCTGAAGGTGCGCTTGCTAAACAGAAAGAAAAGCTCGATGCTGCTCTTACTCCGGAAAAAGCTCCTGTTGAGAAGTCGTTCGAGAAGAAAAGTGTTCCAGAGAAAGAAGCTGAACTTGCGGAACTTCGTGAGCAAAAAGATTTCATGGAACGCAAAGTTGCTTATATCAAAGCGCATCCGGAAATTACTCGCGCTGATGATAAAAAAGTTAACGAAATTATTCGCGAACAGAAACGTAGAGAAGCTGTTCCTGATGTTCAGTCTGTTGGCGGTGAAACTCCTGCTCGTTCAGAATCACTTGCAGTTAAAGAGCAAGCGGCTCCGAATATTGAACGCGTTAAACCTCTTGAAGAACTTCCTGCTCCTACTCAAGTTGAACAGGTTCAGACTGCGCAAAACACTTCGGAAAGTTCTGGCGGTGCTTCAATGCCGAAAGGATCTGCGCGAAGTGTTCCGTCTTCGTCTGGTGGGAAACCTCCTTCACTCGATGATATTCCAGTTATTCTGGACGATCCGATGCTCAACATGATTAACATAGGGTACGTCTAATGGCTAACTA